TGTACCCCAGAAGCCCTTCTCAAAGAACTTGTTCATGAGAGAAGCGTAACTGGCAAGCTGAGAGGCGTTAGAGGGACTTCGCGTCCATCTGGCTTTCGCACGAAGAGGAGTGACTTGGACACCTTTGAAGGCATCCATACCACACGACTCGCGAAAAGAGCCGCGATAGAAGGACTTGTCTTCGTTGACCCTCAGACCTACAGAGGTCAAGGAGTCGACTACCTCACGGTAGCAGTTATTCGGCACGATCAAATCGTCACCGTAAACGAAGACATTAGTCTTTTTGCCTGTTGTCAGACGCACGGCAGCACTTGAGAGAGCCCATACGCAGATTGCTAAGACTGGGAAGCACAATGCTGAACCCATCGGAGCAAACTTCGTAAGCCCTACCAACCTCCCATCAGGGAGTTGTGCTGCGTCGCTCCGTGCGGCCATGAGGGCCCTGAAAATCCCTTCCGGGAACAGGGCCCTAACTAGGTCGACGGATACCCGATCAGACGCTTCTTTCAGGTCAAGCGTCGAGAACTCCCCCGAAAGGGATGCCTCTTTTGCTAAATTCTGATTGATTGTCTGATGCGTGAAGTTTAGTTGACCCTTGGTAAGGGGACTAGACTCACACCGCTTTACAATCTCTTCGCCCAAACCACCTTGTATCCATTGGAACTCGAGTGGCTCAGACGAGATTAAGCGGGGGCCGCGAGAGTCCTTCGGCACCAGAATCACCTTGGATACCCCGAAAGGAGTATCTATCAGGTTCCTGTACCGTCGGACTTGGTCTATCATTCCTCCATTATTGCCTACTGTGAAGTAGGTGTAATAAGGAAACACTGCGTGGAGACCGGGATACTTCCTTGAAAAGGAGTACTTCTCGTTGTATCTCTCGCCGGTGGCAACAGATCCAGGACCATGTTTCGGGATGATGTCCAGAGGGTCGAACCCTCGGAACAGATTCCGAACAAGCCGCCTTGCAAGTTTGAAGGCGGGACTGCTTGTACAAACGTTAAGGCCATGAAGCTCGCGCTCACATGCCTCAAACGTTTCGACTGCCTTTTGCTCCTGCGAAGGAGTGTAGGGCAATTCGAGTTTGTAGAACAGTTGACAGATCTGACACAGTTCTTGAACTGCATAAGGATCTGGGTCCTCGATAATCGATCCATCATTGTGGAAAATCCGTGTTAGTATTCCTTGCAAGAAAGCAGGCAGTACTGACGCTTTGGCGGCCTTGAAACCGCTAGGGCGTTCGAACACGCCGGTTTCCAAACCAGCTAGGGTAGCCTTCCAAAGGATAGGCAACTCAGTGGTAAAGAACCGAATTCCACGTGTCTCAGCCCTCTTAGAGACTTCTTTAAGGTCTCGGGAGAGGTTGAGCTGAGATTGAACCGATCTGAAAGCATCGCGAAGCACATTTTGCATCATCTCGACGTAGAACGTAAGCTCTACGCCGCCGCTTTTCATGTCAGGAATCATTAGGTTCGTGGCATCGGATTGTGGAAGTTCCCCCCTAGGGCCTAGAAGTAGGCCGACTCAAGGCGTTAGTATTCGCCGTTGAGAATCCGTCCGAGGGTCGAATTCTGAGTAAAGCCGGTGTACGTTGGCATTGCCACGCCCCGAGCCTCATCAGAAGACCCAGAATAGACAGATGGATCAACACCGAAGGACGCACCCCAATTCAAGCTCATGAAGTCCCAGTGATGGGCCAACAGGCTGTAAATAAGGTCGTTCGTTACCTTCTCGTGCCTAGGCACTTGGAAGGTAGTGTTGATAAGCGCAACAACCGGAGAACCGGTTGTAGAATCTGCACAGGTAGCAGCGAACTGCACCAGATGCCGATCAGTGACCAGACCGTCCTTGGAGCGCGAGTCCGTATGGCGAATAGCCATCGTACGAGGCGCAAGAAAATTAGTGTTCACATCCTTTCGGATGGAGCCACGATTCTCAAGAACGTTCTGGACAAATTGCGCGGTACCACCGCCCACAGCGGGCAGTGTGATGTTTGAGGGGAACAAGGTGATCAACGCGCTATGGTAGCGCGGAAGCTATGTTGAGGAACTGTTGTAAACCTAGCGGTTTGCCAGGCTGGAGCAAATGCCCAGTCGATAAGCCGATCCCCGGAATCCGTTCATAGGCCGTTTGTTTAACAACAAGCGTACTTGAGTAGCTCGATTGTCCGGCGTACGACAGTTCCATTGCACATCCTACTATTCGGGTAGCTTTCTTTGATTGCCACCCGTCTAAAACGGAAATCTCTCCTTCGAAAGGTTGGGTAACCGACACGGTATCTACCATGTCGCCAATTCTCACGAAGTAATCCACAAACCAAGACCAGGGAATTGCTTCCCAAATCACGGAGAGTGGTCGATTAAAACCGTAAGAGGCCTGTAGGCCCCGTAGGAGTGCTTGGGCGTCATCCAAACCGCCAAGAGACTGTCGTATGGTTGCCCCTACGACGTACTTGGCTTCACTGGGATAAAGCTCCCGGTGGCTGACGCCTATTAGCCGCTCAGAACCACGATAGCCAAAACTCTGAACAATCATTGGTAGTCCTTCATCAGAACTACCGGGGATTGACTGTTTACTTACCCGACGGACAGTGATGTCCCGACCGTAGGTTTTCTTAAGAAAAGCGATTCGCTTTTCAACGGACTCGACGGCGTTTAAACCGGCGATAATGTCCGATATCAGAGGTTTCAGGGCAAAGTTATAGGTAAGCCAACGGTTTCCTAGGAACCTGCGAAGGTCCCCGAAAGATCCGGCGTGCTTGTACCGATTTTGCAAAGCCTGAATTTGGCGTGCTAGCTCAGGGAGATCTCTTAACTCCAGAATGAAGTTAGGTAGAGACATCTGAACGGGCACCTGTTCCGTAAAAGAACGGAATGACTGGTCCACGAAGGCGGCATCAACAGAAGGGACGTAGAAGGAATCACGAGGAGGTAGCATAAAACCGGAATGTCCGGAGTGAACTACCTTAACAGGGACACCATTGACATTCTTCTCGAATCTGAATTCGGAAGTGCCAGTAGCGTCCATGACCTCGGTTTTGAACGAAGAGACGTACTTATTTCGGACGCCAGGTTTCCCTGTTTCGTCCCAAATGTAGTCTAAATGCCCCCAAATTGAAGGGGGCGGTTCAAATGATTCGACGGGATTGTCGCCAATCTGCGCGAAGCCTGTCTCCTGAAAGGTGACATGTTTTCCGCGCTGACGATACCTCAATACGTCTCGGCTTTGTGAAAAGCTCGACATCGGTTCAACTGGGGTGAAGTGGCTAGAGAGCCACTTC